GCAGGGCAAACTCGACGGCATCGCGCTCGATCCAGGCCGAGGCCATGAGACGCTCGGCGATGCGACGCGCCTCGGTGGCCTCGAGGGCCATGGGCAGTTCCATGTCGAGCTTGTCGCGCGAGCCCATGGTGGCGACGGGCTGGGACACCCGCGTGGCGGACTGGGCGCCCTGATTGTAGTCGCCGCTCGTGTCCTGGTAGGTGACGGTGACGCGCTCGGGCAGATCGGTCTCCTGCACGCGCTGAAGCTGCACGACGCGGCCCGTCTCGCGGGCAGAGACGAGATCGTCCGCGGTCAGACGCGGCGCCGCATCTGCGGCCCGCGCCCTTGGCACAAAGCGGATCCGATCATCGGACTCGACGGCATCGAAGGAAAAGGCCTGCGCCACCGGCTCGATCCCTGACCGCGCCGATCCCTGCCGGCCGATGGCGTAGCCCCGGAATACCGGTGCGCCGATCTGCGCCACATCGATATCGGCCGGCCCCAGCCCCACGCGGGCGCAGATATCCGCAATGAGGCTGCCCGGCGTCACGCCCTCGCCGGCGGTGCGGTTGAGAAACAGCCGGGTTGCGGCCGATCCGGTCTGCACATAGCCCGTGAGCGTGTCCGAGCGTGCATCATACCCCGCAGCCTCGCCACCGCCGAAGATGCTGCCTTCGGCAAATCCTTCGGTGAACAGGATCTCCGCGCCGGTGCGCAGATCGACCTGGCTGACCTGCGGCTCGCGATGCCAGGCCATGCGCCGGCCCTCGGTGCGGGACTTCGCGATGGCCATGTTCTCCTTGCGTGTCGTGGAAAACGCAAACAGCGACAGGCGCGTTGCCCAGATCACCCCGTCATCGGGGCGCCATTTGACCGCATAGCGCCCAGCGAGATCCCCGAGCGCGTCCGGAAACGCAAGCGCGCTGATCCAGACCAGCGCGTCATCGACGGGATCGTAGACCGCGCCGGCCGGTTCGTAGGTGAATCCTGTCGCCTCGGGGTGGATATCGGCCGGCGCGAGAGACCAGTGCCCGGCATTCTCGACGACGGGCAAAGGCGCGCCCGGGCGCAGGCGGAGCCGTTCGATGGGAATGGTGCTGGCCGTGCCGGTGTTCGACGTGCGCAGGATCCACGCCTCGCCGAGGCCCTCGCCCACACGCCCCTGAACGATGTTCTCGACATTCGTCGGCCCCGGCCCCATGCGCGGCAGATTGGCGAGGAATTCCATGCTGTCGGCCCGCACGCAGCCATGCCCGCCGCCGAAGCGCCCCGAGGCGATCAGCACGTCGACAGGCCCGGTCAGGCTGAGCGCGCGCATCCAGCCGAGCGTCGTCAGTGATGCGAAGCCGCCTGCGTTGTTGCTCAGGCTGTTGCTGCGGCGCCCGAAGCTGTCCACGACCGCCATCGCGTCGAGATCGATCTTCACGACCGGCTTGGTGTTGCTGATGCCTACCTGGGTGTAGGCATAGCCGTCGCCGCCGATGAAGCAGTGATCGAACCCGTAATTGTCCCTGTAGAGGTTCAGCGCCTCGGCCAGTGCGTCTGAAATCAGATCCTCGGGCTGTGCCTGCGCCAGTTCCTCCAGCGTGCGCAGATCGAACAGCCGCAGACCGTCCGGGGAAAGCATGAGCTGGCGCTGGCGTTGCCAGTCGGTGGCCCCGTAGCTCGTGAACACGCTGTCGAGCGGACCGCCCGGCAGGTTGGTGCTCTTGAGCGCCGGGTAGGCCGCCTGCGCGTTGAACGTCACCTCGGCGGTGATGTTGGGGATGCGGTTGCCGAAGTTTTCCAGCGGCAGATCCTCGAACACGAGATAGGCCAGCCCGCGAAAGGCCGGCGTCCGGCCATGGCCTTCCGCGGCCTCGATCAGCGGATCGGGCAGCTGGTCCTCGCCTCCCTCATAAAACCGAAACTCCAGCCCGGGGATCGACACATCCGGATTGGTACCACGCGCATCATGGATGAGCTTGCCATCGGCCCAGATCCGGATGAGATCCCCGGCCGGGCCTTCGGCGAGGCCGAGCGCGAAGGAGGCGTAGTAACCATAGGTTGTCTGACGCTGACCGCCGCCGCCCTTGCCGCCCACCTTTCGGGTCTGGCGCTCCTCGCGGATCCCCGGCGCCCAGATCACGTTGCCGGAGGCGCGCATCGTGCCGTAGATGAGCGGGATGGGCGCGCCCCAGGCCGAGGAGGTCACCGACAGATCGCGCAGCCGCGGGCCCTCGATATCCGGCTGGTCGGGGCCGAACAGCAGCGAGCCGACGGTCGAGCCGATCAGCCAGCCGGCCTGCCAGCCGATCCCGAGCGCGGTGCTGCCGAGCGCGCTGGCGCCGGCGATGGCCAGCACCGCCATCAGACCACCTCTGGGATGCGCCAGGCCGCGCGCCGGCGCGACAGCCATGGCTCGATCAGCGGCTCCTCGAGCACGCAGCGCCGCAGCGCATGCGCGTGCAGGAGATGCGGGACGCCGTGCCGTTTGGTGAGAAACCCCGCATGGCAGGGATAGCTGGTCTCGGCAAAGACCAGGATATCGCCGGGGCGCGCCTCATACAGTGCAACCGGATCGAGGGCACGTGCAAAATCCTCCAGCAACCTGGTGCCGGTCGCGCGCCGGTCATAGCCCTGCACGTCGTGATGCGGCACGTCGAGTGCATCGGCCACGACGATCAGCAGCCCGATGCAGTCTACGCCGTCCGGCCCGCGGCCCTGATGCCGCCAGCGCGCCCCGATCCAGCGGCGCGCCTCGGTCACGATATCCTCACTGCGCATTGGCTCACCGCGCATTGGGCGTCTCTGTCAGCTTGTCGGCGCCCGGCACGAAGGGATCGCCCCGGAAATTGAGAACATTGTCGAAGCGATCGATGCAGGTCTCCAGCCGCTTGTCGCAGCCCGGATAGATCTCGAACGCGTCACCGGTCCCGACCGGAAAGGGCGGCGGGAAGGCCAGGACCAGATCGCCCGTTGCCAGATTCGCGCCGCGCACCTCGATGGCGCGGCCGCTGTTCTGCCCCGACGTGAAGCGAATGACCCCGCCTGCGAACCAGTCGTCGGGCCTGTCATCAGCCACATCGATCGCCGCTGTGAACGACAGCGCGTCGAGGGGCGCCGTGACCAGCCCGGGCCGTGTCCATTGCGGGTCACTGATCTCCACCCCGCAGCGCGCATCGCCGAGATCGGCGCGGCAGTCGGGCGTGTAGGGCTCGATCAGCCGCTGTGCGAGCACCTGGGACATGCCCCGCAGCTCGGTGCGCCACTGCCCCTCGCTCGACAGCGTGACCTCGCCCAGCCAGCCACGGCGCAGCCGGAGGGTGCCCTGCGACGGGTCCTGCCAGTTGACCACGAAGATCCGCACCTCGGCGCCGTCATAGAGCCCAGCGCGCAGCGCGTCCGCTTCGAGCCCGGCATCGTCGAGCACGCCCTCGAGATCGACATTGCCGACCGCCAGCCCCGCCTCGGAGGCCACGGCGGTGCGCGAATACCCGGCGCGGGCGCGATAGATCTCGCCGTCGACCGCGAGATCGCCATCGTGATCGGTGGCGCGAAACACCACGCCGTCACGGCGGGCAAGCCGCCAGCAAGTGGCCAGCGTGAGCACATCGCCCTCGAGATGCGCGGCCAGCTCCGGGGATACCGCCTTCATTCGCGGATCTCCACCACCGTGATGCGGCCCCATTGCTGCATCTCGAAGGTCTCGACGGTGAGATCGGCGGCATCCGTGTCGAACCGCGCCGGCACGTCGAACTCGAAATCCGCGGTGACCGCGACGTTCGGATCCGGCGGTGTCGAGAACGTCACCAGGCCATTCGCGTGATTGATGGACCAGCCGGAGGTTGCCGCGACGCCATCGCGATACACGACTACCGTGCCATCGACCGGCCGCGTGATCCGGCGTTCATGCACCACGCCACCGCTGTCGTAGCCCCGGACCAGCTGGAACGCGGTCTGCTCCCCGTCGCCAACCCCCAGCAGCTGCCCGGCCGCCCGAAAGTCGGTCCAGTCCTTGAACCGAAACCCGTGCGCGCGCCCGCGGCGGGCATAGAAGAAGGCGAGGAATGCCGCGACATCGGCGCGGGAGCGGATGCCCGTCGAGACGTTCCATTCGCCCCGAGATCGCTGCCATTGCGCCACGCGCTGCTCGCGACCGCTCTGCGTGGCGGTGATCGCGGTCAGGAAGCGCGGCCCGCCGCTGGCCCCGTAGGCGATGGTGGCGGGGAACTGCACATCGTGAAAGTCGGTCATCGGAACTCCTACCGATTCCGCCGCGCCCGCGCGATGGCGCGGCTCATCTCGGCGGTGATCTGGCCCTGCGACCGGCGGAAGCTGTCGGCATCGGGCGTGGTGATGCTCATGTTGACGGTGATGCCGCCGTCACGACCGCCGGCACCGCGCTGTCCCTCGGCGACCTCGCGGCGCGACAGCACCCGCTCGCCGCGCTGCAGGATCGCGGGAACCTCGTCGGGGCGAAGACCGGGATAACCGCCACCATGGAACCGCTCCGCCCCGGCGAAGGCCATGGCCGGCACCTGCCGCTGCGGTAGCGCCGAGACACCGATGACGCCGCCCGAATGCGCCACCGCCGCGGTAAGGCTGCCTCCCAAGCTACCGCCCAGACCGCCGCCGATCCCGCCAAGCGCGCCGCCCAGCCAATTGGCGAGAGGCCCGAGCACCGCCGAGCGAAGCGCGATGCGAGTGATATCCTCCAGGATCGAGTTCGCCAGGTCGCGGAAATCCACTTTGCCCTTTGTGACCAGCGTCAGAAGCGCGTCCTCGGCGCCGCGAAACGCGCTGACCAGCGCATCGCCGATCTGGCGGCCGGTCTCCATTGCACTGTCTGCATAGCCCTGCAGGCTGTCGGTGACCGCATTCCAGCCCCGCGCCGCCGTCTCGCCGGCTGCCGCGATCGCGTTGCCGGCCTCCGTGGCCGCGTTGGCCGCGCGCCCCGCGGCACCGCCGCTGCTTTTTCCAGCGCCGCTTGCGCCCTCGGTGCCGCCGGCGATCCCGTCGAAGGCGTCCCCGATCCCGGCCACGGCCTCCGCTGACGCATCCGCCGTCTCCGAGGTCCGGGCCAGCACCTCGCGGATCGCCGCGACCGAGTCCAGCGGCCCGGTCGCCGCCGCGCGCAGTTCGTCGGCCACTCCGCGCAACGCGTCCTGCGTGGCACGCGCTTCGTCGGCATAGGCCCCAAGCCCGAGATCGGGAATGCGGTAGTCCCGCTCGAAGGCTTGCGTGAACGCCTCGGCCGCCCGGCCGCCGGCATCGCGCGCCGCGCCCGCGAACCGGTTATTCAGGCCGCCGAGTCTGACATCGTCAACCGCCCCGATGCTGATCCCATCCTCGCCGACGGCCCACGCGGGCAGCGCGCCGAGAACCTTGTTGATCCCGGCGATGAAGCGGTTCACGCGCCCGATCACCGCATTGAGCATTCGCTCCACGCCGCGCACCATGGCATTGGCCGCACCGGTCACGATCTCGCCCAGCACTGCCGGCAGATCGGACCAGATCGTGCGGATCGCCGCGAACGCGCCGCGCCATGTGTTGATGATCAGCGACGCCCCGCGCGCGACCGCGTCAAGGCTGGCCTGCACGCCGTCCGCCAGGCTAGCCCGGATCCCGGCCCATGCTGCCGCCACCGTCGCCCCGAGCGCCCGCGCGCCCGTGCCCATCCGGTCCCAGACCTCTGCGGCCACGCCGCGCAGCAGATCGAGCGCGTCGGAGAAACTCCCGGCAGCAGCGACCAGTCGGCCAAAGCGCAGGATCAGCTCCTGCGCGCCGATCACCAGCGCCACAAACGGCAGCCGTATGAGCGCCCCGCGCAACAGCGCGAGCGCCGTGGCCAGACCGCGCACGCTGACAGCTGCAACCGCCATTCCCGCCACGAAGCGCCCGGCCACCAGCCCCGCAACCGCCGCGAGTGTGGCCGCCAGCCGGTCGAGGTTGCCCAGCACAAGCTCGATGGCACGACCCACCGGCCCGCTGCGCTCCGCGAGCGCGGCCATCGCGTCGGCCACCGCCTCCAGCGCCGGGGCCGCGGCGACCGCCAGCTGGTTGGCCAGCCCGCGCCAGATCAGACCCAGCCGCGAGATCGCATCATTGGTCCGCTCAATCTGGGCCGCATCCTGCGCGGAGACCACGACGCCGAAGGCGCGCACATCTTTCGTCGCCTGGCGCAGCGTGGCGCTGTCGATCCGGCCCATGGCGATGGAGCCTTCCTCGCCGAAGAGCTGGCCCGCCACCGCGGCCCGCTCGGCCGCGGGGACGAACTCCTCGATGGCCGCATTGATGGCACCGACACGCTCGTCCAGCGGCAGCGCGATCAGCTCGGTGGCCGACAGCCCCAGCCGGTCCAGCGCGTCGGCGGCAGGGCCGGTCCCGGCCGCGGCCTGGCTGAGACGGCGCGTCAGATCCTTGGTGGCCTGCTCGATGCCCGACATCGACACGCCCGCCAGCTCGCCCGCGCGCTCCAGCGTCTGGATCGAGGCGACGGTGG